ATAACACAATTCATAAAAAAATAAATATCAAATGTTTTTTATATTTCATAAAAGAAAAGAGACCGTTAAAAACGGCCTCAATTCCGAAAGGAGTTATAATGATTGAACGTGCATACATATTATATCATCTCTTTAATCCATTTTCAATTATGCGCCTATAATCATCACCATAATTAGCTACAGCATTACGTAAAAAGGGCCTTGGAGCCATGCGAGACGTACCGAGCTCGACATACGGAGCATATTCGAGATTAGTACCGATATACACATCCTGATCATCTACAGCATGAGAGATCGAATTTTTTAACCTACCGGTACGTATATAACTTGGTGATTCAGGAGTATCATACACCAGCCGGTTAACTTCAGTCACAGCATTACCTTCTGCCTCGGCACCAAGCGTCTCCATGATAGCTGGAATCCTACGCGCAAGCTCTTCTTTGGTAAGCTCTACGTTATCATTAGTTATGATTAATTCGCTCATAACGCTACATTCTCCTTTTTAGCTCCACTTAAACCCTTTAACGTGTGCTCGCATCCCACATCGACAGTTATACACATTAGCACCATCAGCGCTGGGATCGCCGGGAAACATGATTTCGCCATAATCATTAACCCAAGGCTCATCTACTCCGACTCTTACGCCATGCAAATCCAAATGCCAAGCACGTGTACGCTCATCATGCGCTGCTATCCATTCGCGCTCCATAATCACGCCATCATTTTCGGCCTTTTCAAAGCTGTCTTGCCGGCCTTTATTCTCGGCAGCAGTAGTCATAGTGCGAGCTATACGAGTGGCCGATGACAGATTACGTTTAACAAGACCACCCTTACTCATAATCTCCGGAAATATACGCGCTGAAATCTTAGGTATGCTTTCTCCCTGAAGAATACCCTGAGTCACTTGGCTGTTAATAAATTTCTCATTCCACGCGATATCTTTATCGGCATTAATGTGCTTATACAGCGATAAATCTCCGGTCTTGACGAGATTCTCAACAGCATTCTCATTAACCAGCGAAAAGCTGTACCCTTTAATCGGAGTATTACCAAACTGATTATAGTTAACTGTATATACCTTTGGCAGATTCCCGTTAACGTAATCGACAGCGAGCTCATTCACATGAGTCATTTTAGCGCACACATCATCGCGCATATCTTGAAATCGCTTGTTATTAACCGTTACATTCCGGACCGTATGCTCATAAACTTCACGAGCAGACTTAATACTCTCCTGATCTCCTGATTTAAGCGCTTCAAGCAAATCTTTGTACGCTTTATCAACCTTCGGAGCATGACTATTCATGTATTTCGTCCACTCTTGGCCTAAGTCATCATAAGCTTCTCGGTAAATACTATACAGTCTGCTCTCCATCTTCTTGAGCATCTTGTCCGTCATCCGTCTCGCTTTGTCCATCTTCATCACCTATCCGGTTAGCTTCTTCACGAGTCACATTATCAAGTATATTCTGTACTTCGTCTGTACTGATAAAAGGTAAATGCTTAAGTATGGTCTCATCATCTAAATACTGTGCCGCAGCCAATACCATGTTGGTTTCTTCGGTCTGATTGACAATAGTGCTACGTTTAAATGTGGGATTATCCTCCAGCCCAGCAAGGTCCAGTATGCCTTGGATAAATTCAATCACGCAATACTCGTAATCATCGGTCTTGTTATTTAAAGGCTCATAAGCAGCCCTGATCGCAGTCGCTACAGTATTACCCGTAGCTATCGCCTCGGTATCCAGCGCCATTGCATCTTTATACAAGTCTTTTTCGAGGAGCTTCAGGTACGTTTCACGAGCAGTAACCGGTACATCAATAGTATGAGCTTCGGCCTTGGCGCCATCTTCATCAACCACAGCAGCTTTAACTGTCTTCATGTGCTGTAAAAATTGAGCCAAGTCAATATCATCCATTCCACCAGCATTAGATATGGTCCAATAGATTAAGCTGGCGTCATCCACATCATTACAGAAGCCGGAGCTAATCAGATCATACGCATCAATCTTAGGCTGCCATGCTTTAATTTTACATACATGATCCTGATTACCCCACAATGGCACGATTGGAAAAGTGGGATAATTCTTACCGTCAAATACTTCGGTACCATCGGCAGCAGTAGTCTTGGTGTTTAAAATATAGGCCCGCTTCGGGCTGTATTCGATTAACGTATTATCTTCTTTATGCTTGATATACTCAGTCACACCATCAAGCTCATACAGTGTTACCCGAAGAGGCTTCTTTTCATCAATCTGCCAAAAACGTATACCGGCCTTTAACGCGCCATCTTCTTCATCATACAGAGGCACGAAATCAAGCGCTGTAAGTATATCAATATGGTCCAAATTCCAAAAGCCATAAGAGAAGCCATGTGTAAGCGAATACTTACCAAGCTTTTGAAGTCTTGTGTCAAAATCATACTTACCGGTACCCAGCTTTTTCTTTGTGGCGTCATTATCGAAATTAACGCCATTACCAAGTAAATACTGATTTTCCTGAACGTTAAATCTATTATAGAAATTACTTGCGAGCTTGTGCTGAGCACTGAAGTTATCCGGGATCGCTCTACCGCTCACGGTATACAAGAGCTTTCGATAAGCCATGATCGTCTCATTCTGCTGCTTGTCATAATGTTCAGCAATTCGGGCCGTGAGATACATATCCGAGCTCTTATACTGGCTTATCGCACTCATGATAAACAGCTTGAGCTCATTATCGCTTTTTACTTCTAACAAATCTTGGTACGTTTTCATTTAGTTTTTGCCTCCTACAGAAACATAAGGTTATCAGTGTCTATATCTGAATGAGGTTTCTTTCTCATAACAGTCTGAACGCCATACCTGATCGAGTCTATGTGATGATTGAATGTATCAATAGGCTCATTAATATACTCTCCGGTCTTACGATCCTTAACCCACGTATAGTTATCAAATTCTTCTATGGTCTTTGGACACCTCTCATCTATGATTATATCAAAACGCTGGAGCCGGTCAATTCCATTCTTAACGCTGTCCGGGCCCTTAACGGCAGCAGTAATACGAGTGATACCAAGATGCTTGAGCTCGGTAATAGACTTAGGCTCGGCAGAATCGGCCACAATACGCTCTTTAGCGAATCCAAGGTTAATAATAGTCTGAGCTATTACGTCATTAGTCATGCCTCGCTTGTCATACTCGCCAGTGATATAAAGGCGCTGCTTCGCATGGTCCATATAACCCCAAGTAATGGCCGTAGGATCATTGGTATATCCAAAATCCATACCAATCCAAAAAGGCAGATTCTTTATTTCAGCATCAGAGATCAGTCTAACAGTCTTAACCGGAAAAACGAGCTTATCCAGTGTGGCGAAATCGCCAAGTACATATATCTTGAAGTAAGCCGGATTAGTGCGCTCCAAGCGTAAGAGTGAATCGATATACTCTTTAGGTAAATGCGGATTATCTTTGTAAGTGGTATGTATGATCACTGTATCAGGAGGAGCACCATTAGCAAAAAATCGCTTGTATACCCAATTCGCCTTAGATACCGGGTTAAACATCATATGTATCTGAAGCATGCCTGATTTGGCACGTAAACGTAAATTAAGCTGGTCAAAGTCATCTTCCGTGAGCTCACTGGCCTCTTCGATCACTATATCTGTGATACCTTCAATGGATTTAACCTTCTCAGGATCATCAAGGCCCTTGAATAAAATTATGGAGCCGTTAATGAGCTCAATAGTAAATTCAGACTTATTTACGGTCCGAATTACTTGAGGCATTTGGTATAGCAGCTTTAAAAACATGGCCCATACCGAGTCTTTAAGCGTATTACCTACCTTACGTATCACTAACAGCTTACGCTTATACTGGAGTATCTTGAGTATAATTTTTTGCGCGACAAAATGAGATTTACCTGAGCCCGCTCCACCATAGTAAACGTTAAAGCGTGTGGTATAATCTCTAACATACGGCCAGTATACCGGGAGTATCCATTTACGTAGGCCCTTAATCGTCATTGTCTAATTCGCCAAAGTCAATAGTAATGTTGGTATTAGTTTGCTCGATCTTATCTGCGGGTTTTTGACCAGCAGTATCACGTAACACTTCAAAAGCGCGGGCCTTTTTAGCTGTATCAGCTTCTTCTATTGCCCGGTTAAACAGATCAATAGAAAGAAGCTCTGCTCCAGTGATCTTTTTACCGGTCTTCTCGTCCAAGTATTTTTTTTCCATGAGAATTTCAAGGCAGTCACGGAGCTTGGCCTTATCTCTTCGAGCCTTACCTGAAGCTATGCCTCCTCTGCGAGACAATTCCTTTGCTTCTTCTTTGCTTCGCTTAGTTACCGGGATCAAATCTTTTTGAGCCATAAGCAGCCTCCTTTCGTAAAAAGTATATCATAAATTTTATAAAAAGTAAAACCAAGAGAACGCGCTTTCGTATGTATCACTATTTTGTATCACTAAATATCACTATTTTGGAAACTCTGCACAATAGTGATACTCAACAAATGGCGTATTTATGGGATTTTAATGGAAACGTACACAATGTTCACTATTTTTCGCCTATTAATAATATATTTATATATTTCTTTAACCTATACTAATATATATTTTTATATTATAAATATATATTTTTATATTAGAAAAAATACTGATATAGTGATACTATGTAAAAAAGATACAGTATTTATGCGAGTTTGAAGTGTATCACTATTTGTACAGTAAGTATCACTATTTTAAAATACTGATACTAAACCCATAAAAAATAACATATAATTATATAAAAATATTTTTTAGTCTAAAAATAGTGATATTTAGTGATATAGTGATACACTACTAAAAAATAAAAGTTTTGAGAAAAAATACTGATATAGTGATACTTCCTTGACATGGAAAATTATAAAGTTTATAATAAATATTATAAAAAGAAGGAGGTTACAAACAGTGAATTACAAAGAATTATTTGACCGGTCCGAGATCACGTATACGGATATAGCTCACGAGCTCGGCTGCACTGAGCTAACAGCCCGTAATAAGATTAATGGCCGGACGCGGGTTACCAAAACTGAGGCGTTTTTCTTGGATAAGCTATTTCACGTTAATGGGGGAGATGAAGTATGTTTGACACAGCAGCACAAGAGCTAATATTCTGCGGTTATCGTAAAGGCAAGAAGGACAAGAAACCGCTCGATAACAAAATCTATAAGTATGAAGACGTAAGCGAGCTCGATAACTTTGGAGCCCAGTGTAAAGAAGGTATAATAGATGTAAGCTTCGATGAGCCTGAGCTTTTTGAAGCAATACTCGATATATGCGATGATCAGAAGCTTAAGCCATATGCGCTTTACTCTCCTCATGGCGGGCATACTTACTGGAAGCTTCCCGTAGAGCTTAAGAATGGTAGAGATATAATTACCGCTTGTGGCGTTAAGGCCGATTACCATAATAAAGGTACCTATATCCCACTTAAGGTTAACGGCGCTGAGAGAGAAGAAGTTTACGATAATGTGACCGGTATACCTGAGCTTCCATTATGGCTGCTGCCAACAAAAAAAGGTTTGGAATTATGGAAGATGGCTGAAGGTCAAGGCCGTAATGACTCCATAAGTAAGCAGATATTCGCACTGGGTAAGATCGGATTTAATGAGGATGATATTAAGAGCACTATTAATATAGTAAATTCTCATATATTAAAAGATAAGCTTAGTAGCGATGAGCTTAACACGATCCTGAGACCGGAAACGTTTGAAAAGGTCAGCGCCGGGTTATTTTTCGATGAAAATGGTAAATTTCAGACCAATCTGTTTGCCCGGTACATAATCAATGATCATAACACCATCTATACTAATGGTCAGTTATGCATATATGATGAGGACCGAGGATTTTACGATCCTAACGCCAAGCTCATTAAGCATACCATGATCAGTCTTTTCAATAATATAACCATGTCTAAGCGTAATGAGGTCTATGACTATCTCACCATTGAGGCGCCTCAGAAGGACCAAAGCAGCAGAAGGTATGTGCTCTTTAATAACGGAGTATATGATCTCGCGGAAAAGAAGCTCTTACCGCATTCGCCGGAGTACGTAATCAGTAATCTTATTCCTTGGGATTATAATCCGAATGCTTACAGTGAGCTTGTTGATAAGACTCTCGATAGATTAAGCTGCGGAGACAAACAGATCAGGACGTTATTAGAAGAGTGCATTGGCTATTGCTTCTATAGAGATAGTAAGCTCGGCAAGTGTTTCGTATTTACCGGCGAGAAAAACAATGGTAAATCAACATTTATCTTTATGCTTAATACGCTGCTGGGAGATAATAACTATAGTAGTGTAGATATCACTAATCTCGCGCGTGAGCTTGATATAGCGTCACTGGCCAATAAGCTCGCTAATATCAAAGATGATATCGCAGATAACTATATGGACGGGCTTAACGTAAGCTTATTCAAACAAGTAGCAACGGGTAATAGATGCCGAGGTAAATTTTTGTATAATGATCCCTTTGACTTTTACCCTTATGCTACGCTGATTTTTAGTGCCAACAGTATACCGCGCATTAAGGACCCGACTGGCGCCGTGACTAAGCGTATGATCATTGTACCATTTAACGCTACGTTCACCAAAGATGATCCTGATTTCGATCCTTTTATTAACGAGAAGCTCTGCGAGGCCGAGTGCATGGAATATCTCGTTAAGATTGGAATAGAAGCGCTTATCAATGTGATTAACCGTAATGGATTCAGCCCGTGTGAAGCAGCAGAAAAAGAGATGGACGCATATAAGCTCGATAATGATAGTGTGCTTAGTTTTATTCAGGATTATACCGAAGAGTCTATAGTTAATCAGGCCGTATCCAGTGTATATAGCGCTTATGAGCTTCACTGTAGTAATAATGGCCTTAAACCGGTCAGTCAGATTATGATGAGCCGTAAGATAAAAACTGCTCTTGGTCTTGAGGTTAAACGGTCACGGATCGACAATAAACTGCATAGCATTTATGTAAGGTAAGCAAACAAAAAGCAAGTTAATTTTGCTTAAATTAGTTAGCTTAAATCTAACTAAAATAGTGTTAACTTAGAGGGCTCCGGGTTACCGGGGCTCTTAAAAATATCCTCAACATAAAAAATTTTTTATAAAAAAGTATTGACACATATATAAAGATATGTTAGTATGATTACAGAGCAAGAGATGCCAACGAGAGAAAGACAGCATCGAGCCGATACAAAAGTGAGAAAGAGATAACGTCAAATTCAATAACTGGAGTGGAGAACAGAGAAGTCAAAGCGTATCGTGAATCAACACTGGGATGGTGAGGCGCTTGCTCTACAATCTAAAAAATACGGAGGATTAAAGATGGATAACAGATTTAGCGCGAATGATTTACTCGGATACTTACAGAGTATGATGGATGATTTTCAGGAAGACCGTAAGAGATTCGGTAATGAGGATCGAGTAGTAAGGGATAAGCTCCATGCGATGATCGCTTGTAAAGAGATGGTTGAGGCCCTGATCAATTACCCAGTTAACTTACAGAAAGATGGAAAGGTCACTGTAGGATTCTAAACCACATAACCCGTCCCGGAGGTAACGAGGACACAAGGAGGTCACTTATGACATATCCCATGATCCAGCGTACATACTTCACAAGCCAAAAGGAAGCATACAGCTTCGCCGGCATGATCTCGAAGCTCCAGCA